GCAACATTTGATTTAAAAGATACTGCTTTGATAGCCGAACTTATGAATGGAGTAGATTTACTGATTCAGGGGCTTGATGATACAACAGAAGAATGGTTAATCCAGCAATTTATAAAAGGGAAACAAGAAAGATTAAGCAGTTATGATATTGCGAATTTGATTAGGGAAAAAATACCAGAAACTTATGCTTATAGGGCTGATACGATAGTAGCAACAGAAACAGAAAACATTGTTAATCATATGGAATTTGAAACAGCAAAAAGGAATGAGGCAACTGCTAAAAGATGGACGACCGCAGGATTAAATATATGTGAGGATTGTATAGCAAACGAACAAGCAGGATGGATAGGAATAGATGCAAGTTTTCCAAGTGGTCATTTAAGACCTCCAGCTCACCCAAATTGTAAGTGTTTGTTAGAGTTTCAAATACCGCCTTACATTTCTGGTTACGGCTGGAAGGGAGAATAAAGGTCAAATTTATAAAATTAAAAAAATTTATGCCGATACCAAAACCAAAACCAGAGGAAAGCGAAAAAGATTTTATCTCCAGATGTATGGGAAACCCTGTTATGGTAGACGAATATGAACAAGACCAAAGAGCAGCAATTTGCTATAGTGCTTGGAGAAGAGCCAAGGGAGAGAAGGTATTAGATTGGAGGGTTTTAAATAAAATAGTAGAAAAATTTCAAAATTTGTTTAAAATTACAGTGGAGGAAGGAGATAAGTATTGGAGAGTTAGAATAAAAGACCCAGAACATTTTGACCCGAATAGTTTGAGGACGATTGATATTAACGATGCTGGAACAATTAGAGCAATAGTTGGTTGTCCCAAAGGAAAATTTAGCGGTGGAAGATGTAGCGTTGGGACAGAAGTTCAAGCGTATTTGTTTGATGTAGGTGCCTTTACGAAAGATGAAGCAAGAAAATGGGTCGAAGGACATCAATGATAAAAAATGATAAAATATAAGAACTTATATGTTAAAAAATAAATTAAAATTTTATATCCCTTTTACCAAAATAGATAAAGACCAAAGAATGGTTTACGGATATGCCAGCACTGAAACTGAAGATAGTCAGGGTGAAATTGTTGAAATCCAAGCAATTAAGGATGCTTGGGATGATTATTGGAAATGGGCAAATATCAGAGAAATGCATCAATTATCAGCAGTAGGAGTAGGAAAAGAATATCAGTTTGATGATAAAGGAGTTTGGGTTGGAGCAAAAATAGTAGATGATATGGCTTGGAAAAAGGTAAAAGAAGGGGTTTATAAGGGTTTTTCAATTGGTGGAAAAACAATAGAGAAAAAAGAGAATAGAATTAAAAAATTAAGATTAGATGAGATTAGTATTGTTGATAGACCAGCAAATCCAGAGGCAGTTTTTACAATTATAAAAAGGAACATAAGTGGAATTTCAAAGGTCGAATTACTTACAAAAATAATAAAACAACATAAAGAAAAAATGGAAAAAGAACTTAAAAAATTCAGAAGGAAAAAGAAAGATAGCGAGGAAGTTGTTTCAAATGAATCAGAATCTTCTGTTCAGTCAAGTGGGTCTGAAGAAAAAAAAGACGAAGTAGAAGCGACTGAACAGAAAAGACACAATTTTGGCGAAGATGAAAATAATGGTGAAGAAGAAAATGGAGAAGAAAATGAAGAAGAAAATGAAGAAGAAAATGGAGAAGAAAATGGAGAAGAAAATGGAGAAGAAGAGGATTGGGACGAGGAATTAGAAGAAGAAGCGATTAAAGAATTTGTTGGAAATTTGAGTTTGTTGATTAAAATTTTAGAAAAGAAAAAAGTTAATTCTAAAAAAGTTGAGGTTTTAAAACAAGCATTGAATTTGATAGAGAGCGCTACGGAACAGGAAGAAGAAAAGCCTGAGGAGGAAAAGCCTGAAGAAGAGGGTCCAGAAGAGAAAGTAATAAAAGTTGTAAAGGCAGAATTGTCTGGAATAACCCAGAAGGTTGTTGATTCTCTCGCTAAAGTAGAGAGCGATTTGTCTTCTCTAAAAGAGCGGGTAGAAAAATTAGAAAAACAACCTTCTAAGAACAGACCAATGGCTTCTTATCTCGTCGAAAAGGGCGAGAAAATAGAAGAAGCTAAATCTGTTCAAGATTTAAAGAAAGAATTGGCTGATATAGAACTTGAGATTGAAAAAGTTCATACAGAAGGAATGGCTTTGCTTTCTAACCCCGACCCTCTAAAACAGGGGGAGTTAGAAAAGAAATTAAGAGAGTTGGAAGGGAAATATACACAAAAAAAGGTCGAGTTAAGAAAAGCAGTTTACGGAATTTAAGTTAAAATGGGTACCAAAAAGATTGTAGAACCAGAGGTTCTGAAGGCTTTGGTTAACGAAGAACAGACCTTATCACAGATAGCAGAAGCGATTAGAAAAGCTGCAGTAACCACTAGCACTTATACTTTTTCTCCTGCTACTAGAAGCATTTTTGTTGCCGAAAATCTTGACCCAGTTGTTAAGTTAATTGTTCCAACCGCTACGCCTATTAGAAACCTTTTACCCAGAAAAACTGGAAGAGGACAGGCAACGGCTTGGAAGAAATTAACTTCAAAATTACATTATGGTCCGACTGGAACTGGAACTGTGGTAACTTTTGCTGATGGTGGAACGCCACAAGAAACTACTCAAACTTATTCAGTAGTTACGGCTGCTTATAAGTTATTAGGTAGAAAAGTAAGTGTTGGTTTATTACACGTGGCTGCTTCCAAAGATTACCTACCAGTTGAAGATGAACTGATTAGGATAAAAACTTTGGAAGTAATGTTGGGAGAAGAAGAATTGATTATCAATGGTGATAGCGATGCTGACTCTAATGCCTTCGATGGTTTGTTAAAACAGATTACTACTAATAGCGGGACGGCTGCATTGCTTACCGCCAGTGGTATTTCTGTTTATGACCAGACCATTTTTGAAGCAGGTGGTGGAGCAACTCACTTGTTCTTAGGTCCAAGACAAGCAAGGGCTTTGTCAGATGAACTACAGCAAAGTGGTTCAATCCAAAGGATTATTGTTTCTGACCAAACTGGTGCTGTTGCTTACCAAAAAGTATCGGCTATCGTTAGTGCTGTCACTGGAAAGATAATTCAGTTAGTAACTTCAAGATATATGGGAAAGTGGGCAATTCTTGGACAAATTAAATCAGACGCAGGAGAGAATTATGTTGAAATGGAAGATTTAATTCCATTGATTAAGATGGATGTGCCGACTACCAGTTTTGCCAAAGATAGTTTCGTTGTTGAGGCTACTGTTCTTAAGTTAATCGCAGAACCATACTGGTATAAGATTGGCGGATTGGCTACTTAAAACTGAATAATTAAGTAGTATTTGGGTTTCCTTGTGCCCCCCACCTATCAGACGATAAAGATACACCGAAGTCGTCTGATAGGTGGTGTATTATTTGACACAATAAAGGTTGATTTCAAATAAAATTATGGATAAGGAAGATGAAAGGTTTTTTGAACAAGAAATAGAAAATCTAAGAAAAGCAAAAAATACAGAAGAGAAATTGGATAAAGTTGAAGAAGAAAAAGTTCAAGAAGAAAAAAAATTGGATAAAGTTGAAGAAGAAAAAGTTCAAGAAGAACCGAAAGTTGAAATTGAAGAGAATGAAGAAGACATAGAAACAAATCAAGCATTACAAAAAATCGTAAAAACAATAACTGAAAATGTTCGTAAAGGAATTGAAAAGAATTTTATTATGAAAGAGTTAGAAGAGATAAAGAAGGTGGTATTAGATTTGTTTAAAAGAAAGCCGCCTGAAATTCAGAAGATAGTTGGAAAGGTAGAAACAGAATTTCCAGAAGTTCAAAAAATTGAAGGACAGGTTGAGGTTAAAAACTTACCAAAAAAACAAAAAATTGAAGATGAAAGAATAGTTGAAAGAATAGAGAGATTAGAAAAAGCAATTAGAAGTTTAAAATTTCCCAAACCAATAAAAGAGGTTACAATTAAGAATGTTTCTGAGTTTCCGAAATCTCCAAATGTAGTCAAGATTTCCGAGATGCCGACGGATGAATTGAAAAAAATTATTGAGGTTTTAAAAACAAACAAAATTGATTTAAACGAATTAGTAGATTTTTTTAGTAAGAATCCTGATTATTATATTAAT